TTTTCTTTAAACCTGTATGGCCTATTTCACGGCCTGTCTCTTTACTTAACCAGTGTGCTACTGCACGATAACTATACTGTTTAAGGTGTCGTTTAGCAAGCTCTAAAGCTTCTAACTCAGATTCAATAGGTACGAGTAACTTATCGTTATCGGGGTGCAGTTCATAGCCAAAAGGTATACGTCTTGTTACTCTGACTATAGTATGCCATTTCTTATTGTGGTTCTTTGGCGGTAACGGTAACTGCCAGAAGCCTAAATCTCTCTCAGGTATTATTCGTTTGAACCTTCTTTTGGTGGCAGATAGAAGATGCCTCCGCCAGATGTTACGTCTACTTTGTCTACCTTACCAAGTCCTGCACGATCTAGCAAGTCTTTTGCTGCTATCATCTTCTCTTTAATGCCTAGCTCAGTAGGATCGTACAAAGCGCCGACCATAGACATAGCAGCCTTAGGGGCAACACGTGCAAAGTAAGTACGTGTCTTCTCACCGATCTCATCCTTGAGAGCCTCAACAATAGCAGCCGTGCTTGAAGCAGGATCATAACCTGCAAGCTTCTTAGCTGCTACTGCATCACCGTTAGCCTCATCAAAGAGTACCTCCAAGAAGCGCTGCTGCTTTTCTGTTAATGCTCTAGCCATAGTATTTCCTTATAGAGGATTGCTGACTAGCTCATCATACGCTTTCCAGATATCATCTACTTCTGTCTGTAGAGTATCTAGCGTATCACCTAGTCCGTCTGTAATAGTTGTAGCCTTATCAACTTGGCTACGTAAATCTAGGAGCAACTTCTGCTGCTCTAAGATCTGTGTCATGTTTGTGCTTAGCTGTGCAAGCTTCTGATTCAAACCACGTACATCGTTGTCTGCGATAGCCTGCTCTAGTGTTTGTATACGAGATACAAGCTTAGCTTCTAGCTCCTGAGACTTAGTGAGTAGCATAGAGTCTAACGCTACAATCTCACTACTAAGGTTATTGTTAACTTCTGTAAGATTGCGCTGGGCTACAGTCTCTACAGATGTAACACGTTTGTCTAAGCTACCTGCCTTAACATCGAAGGACGCAGACTTATCTACAACTTCTGCAATGCCAGCCTCTACACCGTAGAAGCGCTGCAGTGTATCATAAGACCAATACACACCACCTGCAACTGTAGATAGAACTGGAAGTGCCACAGCAACCATCCAGCCCTTAATATTGTATCCACCTACGCTAAACTCAAAGTCCATCATTGTGTTGGGTAACCACCATACTCGTTAATATATTCACCTGCTGCGTATATCTCTGCAGCGTTCTTCATATCAGGTGTCAAATAACCCTGAAAGCCTGTACCAAACCCTGAGTCATCCCAAGTAATCACAAACTCATCAACTGACTGAGTGTAAGTAATAGCTGTGTAGCTACCTACCATGTAGTTACCTTGTGCAGCATAGCTATCTACAGTAGCAGTAAGTTCATCATTATTAGCAGCAGCCATAAAAGCACCAGCCTGTTGTGCAAATGTCTCAACAGCAGCTACAGCTTCATTGTACTCGTTAACTTCTGCTGAGTCAAGACTGTATGCGTCAGTCTCAAGCATACCCTGTAGCTCAACCTGCTCAGGCTTAGTATCTGCCTCTGCTGCAGTAGAAGCTACTTCAACCGCTGTCATAACCACAGCCGTAGCAGCAGTGAGATTATCTACCGCTGTGTCCAAGCTATTCATGTTAGCCGCATGTTCCTGCATAAACATTTGCTCTGCTGTTTCAGCAATAGCGTAGTCGTGGTTAAGTACAAGTTCTTTAGCTTCTAAGTATGCGCCTAACTCATCTGTGGTAATGATACCCTCACTGAGTGCGTCATCGTTAATCACACCACCTATAGCAGCATAACCTACTGCACCTACAGCCATAACGCCGCTGTTAGTGATACGATCTTGGATATCGCCTATAGAAGCTATAAGCATATCAATCTTCTCTTGACCAGTTAGCTCGTAGTTAGTTGTCTCTGCGCTTGCTACTGCGGAAACGGTCACTAATGCTGAGCTTAGGAGTATCGTCTTCAGTGGTCTCTTCATCTATGTCTTCCTCTCCTACCCTTAAAAGGGTGTTCCAGAACTCTTGGTCTGTCTCATACCCAACGATATAAAGCGCTGGACTCTCTCTATATTTGTTTATCGCTGCTTTCCCCATGAGCAGCTTGCCTGTCTTACTGTCATTTATTGGACATGGTGTATTCGCTAACATCATACTGCGGAATACGACAGGATCTTGGCATAGTACAGATATAGCTGATACCTGAAGCCCTAACCCACCAACTTGCTGTGGTGCTCCTAAGAGCCTAGCATTCTTCCTGCGGTTACAAGACTCATCCTGTTGCATAGCACCACGAGATATACCTATAACACTTATCTGTATCCCTGTAGAACTAGGAAGTAAGCAACTGTCGTTACCACCGCCACCCATCATTGTAGGAGCTATCGCACTCATGACAGGAGCAGCACTCCCAGCACCAGTAGCGTTGTAGTTATTAGTTACTGTCTCATCCGTGTTATTACTATCTACAGTAGAGTTGTCATAACCATTAGAGAAGTCACCTGTAACATCACCAGCTTGCGCAGTCTTCCCCAATAACATCACGTAGATCAGGGTCACTGCACATAAGCTGAAGAGCAGCCTCATGCTGCCCAATGTATGTAAGAGTTTGTGCATCTAAGTTCCGTTGGCATTTAGCATTATTAGCTGGACACGAGGAAGGCAAGACCACAGATGAAGTACTACATGCAGTAGTTATACTCATACATATTAATAATGCAAGACTATTTAAGAGCCTCTGATACGACACGGTTGATTTCACCACGTGCGATACCGATGTCATGAAGTTCTTTGTCTGACATGTTAGTGAGAATCCAGTAGTCTGCACGTGCCTGTTGTGCCTTTTGTAAGCTTGTCAAGAAGTCTGTGAATGTTTTAGCAATAAGTGTGAACATTGTATATTCCTATGTTATGCCTAGCACTATTGCTAGACTTGCATAGTTATACATATGTTAGAACTATTTACCTCTACTAAGTTTGCATACCCGCTAACCTGCACTAGCAAAGCTACCCGACAGGGATAAACGTCTCTGTTACAGTAAGTATAGTGTCGATATGCCCAGCAGAAGTAGGGGTTACTTCTATCCTGTCACCCGGTTGTAGTATTAGGTCTATATCAATAAAGGTAGTGTTATCACCTGAACCTAGACTTTTACCTGCCAAGAAATGAGAAGTGTAGTTATCGGCAGCTACGTACCACTCTACATCTACAGAGTTTGTACTTCCACCGCCATTAACTACGTGAATAAAGGTTAACTCAGCTACACAGTTAGGAGGACATGTATATACAACCTCTGTAGCGGTGCCACTGTTGTGACCGTACACAGAACGCATACGTGATGGTTTACCCTGATTAACTAAAGACATTACTCGTCAACCCACGCTTCATTCTCTGGGGTGTTAGGGTCATCAGCAATGAGTTGACCTTTAGCGTTACGAGCACGTTTCTTACCTGGAGGAGGTGTAGCTTTCTTAGCTTTCTTCTTAGGCTTAGTAGCTGCAGTGTCTGCTTCCTGACAAATAGCATTGACGTTAGGGTCTTTGCTCTGCACGTTGCCATAGTTGTCTTCACCAGCAGATTGATTACCCATGGAGTCCCATACGTAGCCATGCTCATCTACACGGTAGCCCTTAGCTTCCAGTGCTTCTTTATATTTATGGTAGTATTTCATTACTTACTCTTCTTCATAGGACGTGCTGCTGGGTTAGATGCACCACAGTAGCCACCCTTGTTATAACCCATCTTCTTCTTAGCCATGCCACCATAGGAGTAACCCATCTTCTTAGCTACTTCTGGTGCTTCCTTCTTAAGAGCCTTCATGCCTTTGTTCATCATTTATTTAGATCCTTCTTATGATACAGATATTTACTGCTAGATGTATGTTTTGCACCTGACATAAGTTTACCTTTGGCATCCTTATGTGTAGCACCCTTGTATTCTTTACCGTTCTTGAAGTAGTGTTTTACTCCTGCAGACATTATGTGCGCCTCTTCTTACCTGATGCTGTTGTAGACCAATTAACTCTATTTGGCCCTGTTTTCTTTGCTGCTTCTTCCTTACCAATCTTAGAAGCTACTGCCTTTGGCCTACACGCTGGGTAGGATCTACTCTCACCCTGCTGTCTACCACAGGGCTTACCTGTCTTAACGTCTATCCACTCTTCCCCAAACCACTT